GATTTATCAGACGAACAAATACAAAAAATTATTATTACAACTTTAAATTCTTATCGAGATCATCTCCATGAACATATTGGCGTTGAGGATAAGGTAGAAGATTTTCTTAATGTTAACGGTGTAGAAATACCAACAGAAAGAGGCAAAGTAACAGGTTCCGGTAAGAACAAAAAATACCATGAGCCTTTTGATGATGATATACCATGGCTATAGACAATTTAGATTTTAATCCTCCGGAAAATAAAGGAGATGTGAGTGAGATCGTTACTCCTTTTATAGATAAAGCTCTTGTTGAAGCTAACAAGAGAGAACCGGAAAGAAAATATTTAGGTGCATCATCTCTTGGCGAACCTTGTAAAAGAAAATTACAATATAGATATATGAAGACTGAAAAGGATGAGGGAAAAGATTTTGACGGAAAGACTTTGAGAATATTTCAAGTCGGTCATAATTTTGAGGAGCTTGCCGTAGCATGGCTTGTGCAAGCAGGATTTAACTTACTTACACATGATAAACAAGGAAGACAATTTGGCTTTGATACATCCGATGGAGAGATACAAGGACATGTCGATGGCATTATTACAGATGGACCTGTCTCTTGGGAATATCCTTTTCTTTGGGAATGTAAATCAGCTAACGATAGGAAGTTTAAAGAGTTTCAATCAAAGGGTGTAGAGAAAACAAATGTTGTTTATTACGCTCAGGTTGTCTTGTACCAGGCTTACATGGGCCTAATGGATAACCCTGCTCTTTTTACAGTTGTCAACAAAAATACTCAGGAGATATATTTTGAAAAAATACCGTTTGATGCTAAAGTGGCTCAGCGAGTATCAGATTCAGCAGTTAGTATTTTAAAAGCCGTTGAGAACAACGAACTGATGCCTAGGGTTGCAGCGAAGAGTGATAGTTTTTTATGTAAATGGTGTGAGTTTAAAAACAAATGTTGGGATAATATAAATGAACGAAGAGAAGAGCATACTGGATTTCAACCCAAGTGGGCGTGATAAGCCAGAAAAATTTGATGTAAAGGGATTTAAAGATAGAGCACGAGGCTCAATAAAAAGTATATTTACACACATGTTTCCTCAAGGAAAAATGAGAGGAAACGAATTTATTATAGGCGATTTAGGTGGAGCTCCAGGAGACTCCTGTTCTTTTAACTTAGAAAAGGATGGAGTAGGTAGCGAATTTAATGGTGGTCAATCTTTCAGTGACTTTATTGATGTATGGCAAAAGGTATATGGATGTAACTTTGCTGAAGCTGTTAAAGGTATATCAGAAAAATTTTCTATTCCTGTAGTTAATACAGCACCTAAAACACCACCTATTACAAAACCAAAATCTCAAACATTAGAGTACAAATATTATGATCGTAACAATGATTTGATATGCACTGTTATGCGAATAGAGTCTGGCAATGGAGAAAAGACTTTTAGACCTCGCTTAGTTTCCGGCGAATATAAAATGCCTGAGATTAGACCTCTGTATAACATACCAAATATAAAAGACGCTGATACAGTTGTGTTTGTTGAGGGCGAAAAGTGTGTTGATTACCTATCTAAGAAAAATATAGCAGCAGGGAGTGCTATGGGTGGTGCTAATACTAATTTAGATAAAACAGATTGGAGTGTTCTTACAGGTAAACATTTGATTATATGGCCAGATAATGATGATGCTGGCATAAAATACGCTCAAAAGCTCTCTAAATACCTTGTAGATGTATGTTCTTCTATCAGAATAATAGATATACCTAGAGAAAAGAAAAAAGGTTGGGATGCTGCTGACGCAATAGAAGAAGGTTATGACATTGATGAATTACTTAGAACGGAAGGTTCTTCGCCTGTTAACCTTTTAAATAGCTCATTATCTGTTAAAAATTTAGTGCAAGGAGAAGCACCTTCTTATGAATATTTATTAGAATCAACATTACCTAAAGGTGTTGCCGGCATTTTAGCTGCATCAGGAGATACAGGTAAAGGTCTTTTGACTTTAGACTTGGGTATGAAGATAGCATATGGTAATATCGGCATCGACACTGCCTTTGATGCTACAATAGTAAATAATGGCAATGTCGTCATTTTAACCGCAGAGGATGAAAAAGATGAAATACATAGACGAATTGAAAAACTGGACACTGAAGGTCGTAGATTTAGGGAAACAGGGTGTGAATTATATACTGTCCCTTTCCCAGACCACGGTGGAGTTACTCCTATCGTTGCAATCGAAAACGGTCGACCTGTTATCACAGATGAGTGGCGGCAGATTGAACGACAATTATTGCAAATGGATAATTTGGCTCTCGTTGTTGTTGATCCTCTTGCTAGTTTTGTTCTAGCAGATATCAACGCTGACCCTTCACATGGTGCATTCGTAACAGGATACTTTGCAAGTTTAGCCACAAAGACTAAAGCTACATTTCTCATGGTCCATCATATGACCAAGATTGATATGAAGTATCCTGTTCGTACACCAGAACATGCAAGAAATTTAATTAGAGGAACATCGGCACTTGTTGACGGTGTTCGTTTTGCTATTGGTTTATGGCCCGCTCCAGAGAGCGAGGCTAAGACAGTCTGTCATAAGATGGAGGTTCCATTTAAAAGAAACAAAGTTATATATGGAGCCGTTGTCAAATCTAATGGTCCTGTTAATAGAGAGGTTCGTATCTTTGTTAGAGATGAAGAGTCTGGTTTACTAGAAGGAACTTCACAAGATATATCTGTTGTAGACGAGCAGGATAAAGTTATAAGACTTAGAAGCCTTGTTCAAATAATTAAGCTAGCAGCTCAAAAAGGTAATCCTTTTACAGTTACAGGCGAAGATGGTTTTGTAGCTCGTGAGGGCGAAATGCCTCTTGAGTTAAAAGGTGTATCTCAAAGTACATTCAGAAGATATGTATCAGAACTTATTGACGACAGAAAAATTGTCCGTGCAAGACTTAAAGAAAACACAGGTCAAGCAAAATACCTTGATGTACCTGAAGGACCATTTGCTCATGGATATGGGGAATTGAGAGCAGGTAAAGTTACCTAGCTAGTGGGTTATCGTTATTGCCGAGCTTATCAATCCTGTCCTCTGTTCTATCTAATCTCTGTTCTATGTTGTCGACCTTTGTCGATAGTTCAGCAATACTTGTATTAACCGGAGTTAGATTAACTGCTTTAATTTTCTTCTTCTCAATATTATCGAGACGCAAATTAAACTGTCCCCAGGTGTAAAAACCGCCACCTATAGCAGTGATTACCCCTACTATGGTGATGTACTGTTGTAATTTAGGCAAGATATTTTTCATTGTTTACTCCATATATATTTCTTGACATTATTTTTTACCGATATACAGACCAAACCAAGCAGCCCCAGCACCTACAATTATAGATACAAAAGCTGATTGTGAGTTAGTCGGATCAGGTAAAGTCATAAACCAATCACAGGTTTTATAAAACATAACGCCATATAATGTTATTAATATTCGTGGAAAGACTCTCCACTTGTCAAAGCCTTCAGCGTTGTTATACCAAGACTTTTTTTCTACTTCTACTATTTTAATTTCCTCAGACAATTGAAGCCTTAACAGACTTTAAGGTTACTTTATATTCTATACCTCTATATCTACCTAATTTAGAACTTGTTACTGTAGTTGTCATTTTAGGGTATTCAAAACCTCTATATTTTTTATCAAGACCTTTTTCTCTATGAAGCAGAGGATGTTTAAAGGTTTTTAAATTTGTTTTATGTATTCTTTCCATTATCTAAAAAACTCCATGTTTTGTGTTTGCATCAAATTAGCTTGTTGATCTAAGTTAGTTCCTACCAAGCTATAATATCCGGTTATATTATCATCTAAAATTACATTTGCATATATAGTTCTTGGTTCATACCAATTTGAACCATCTGGTATGTTCATATTTTGATAAGCATTGAACCCAGCTGAATAACCCATATAAGCCAATAAGTTAGCTTGCCCTTGCGTACTGTATTCTCCAGACTCGCTCTGGCTTCTTTCGTTTTCTTCCTGTTGAGATTGTATATTCTGAGCTACAATTTGGTCTGCTACTTGATCTGCTTCTGATGCAGTCATAACAGAAGATGTAACGCTCTCTATCTGGTTCTCCATAGTTGTTACTTGGACCTCAGCCATAGCAACAGATGGTGTATTATCAACACCAGGCATTGGCATTACAGTAATAGATTGCAATACAGTATTAGTCTGCACTTGATCAGCAGCAACTTGGTTCGACACGGTAGGTGAATTAACATTCCCTACTGTCGTACCAGAAACACTTACAGAACCACTGTTATTACTGTCATTACTTGTGCTATTTGCAGATGTGTAACTACCTCTAACAACGCTTGTAACAAGGTCAGAGACAAGGTTTCTTGTTGTTATTATATTTCTTATCGTAGCTCCTCTTTCTTCTTGCTCTTCCTCTACTTCCTCTGGTGTTATTTCTTCTATAGCTTCGTCTAATGCCTCTTCCTCTTCCTCTATTGCTTCTTCTTCATCAAAAAATTCTTCTACAACTTCAACAAATTCTTCCTCAGATATCTCTTCTTCCATAAACACAAGAAAGTCTTCTTCCATTCTTTCTTGTACTTCTTCAAAATGTTGGATAAATTCTTCTTCTTCGATTTCGATTATTTCTAAAAATCCTTCTTCCACAGTAGGCAATGGATCAAGGAACTCAATATCATACTCGCTATCAAGATGTATAAATAATGTATCATCTTCTAATTCAAACTCTTGACTAGGTTCAATATCGTTAAAGATAAGAAAAGTATCATCATAATGACCATCATCACTCCAATCACCGTCATCCGCAAAAACAACTGAAATGGCGAAAGGTTGTTCATTGTCGTCCATATTGAGTCCGTAAAATGTCGTATCTTCATCATATCCATATATTATATCCTCACTTATCCCATAAAGATAGTCATCATCCTGAGAATTGTTGCTTAAATCATACACATCACACAGTGTAGAAAAGCTAGAATCAATTAAACATTCAGAAGAAAGGTTGCTAAAAGACTCATCAATAGCTGTACTTACACTAAAATCATCTGTCTCAATAAAGGTCGTATTATTAGTGTCTTCATACCGCATATAAGTTAAGGCTTCGTTGTTGCCTTGGATTCCGATGGTCAAATCGTGATTCTGGATACGAAGCTCATCGTAGCGGAAAGCAATTTCATTAGTCGTTTCATATAATATAGCCTGGAAAGTGCTTTTTAATCCGTTACTATATTCAGAAACATTGTCCCACATGACGACAAAATATTGATCTGTGTCTGCTGTTTGTCCAAATGTTTGTATGTAGGGAGATTGATTGCCAGATGATCTTCTAATAAAATCAGACCATGCAGGAAAGACAGAGTAGTTAAATGAAGTAGCTGGGAGTGTTTCCGATCTGTAATTCCTACCTCTAGGCACAGAAAAATTTGACTGAAAAGTAAAGAACCCGTTCATAGATATATTTACTTGAGAAAAAGTCTGATCATAGAAGGTGAAATCGAAACCGATATTTTTCATCCCTGACATGTTATCGTCTCCAAGGCTTAATCCTTGGCCAGTTCCAGTTATATCAATGACAGGATCAGCACCAATCGTAAATACAGGATCGGTTGCCCATGCCGATGTCGTTAAAAATAATAGTGTGATTAGCCGGAACATATCTTGTGCTTAGGATACTTCTTACAGAAGTCGCCTTTTCTATATGCTTTTATTTCATAACCAGTAAGTTCTTTTTTTACTTCGTCCCAGTCTGGTCTGTCTTGTGGGTTTTCTTGCCACGCAATCTTTGCCTCTTCACCTATCTTGCCTTGATACGGACAGGGACTTCCCGCTTGCATCATCGAACGCCACACGCGAGCATCCTCACAAAGTAAAGCAACGGCTGCAACCTTCATCCCCATATCATAGAGACCTTTGGAAAGTTTTAAGCGTTCGCAGTTTTCGTCCCGTACACTTCTTCCGGTAGATATACCAAAGAACTGTGTTTGGACTGCCGATGAGGCCCCCGAAGTGCATAGGTCCTGGGAATAAGACATGATGGAAGGAGCCACCGCTGACGGAGGCGGACTTTTAACTCTTTGTGTTACCTTTTGTGAACTATTGCTTGTAGAGTTATTTGTGTTCACATTTTGTGAAGTGTTGTTGTTAGTGTTCACATTTTGGTTGTTAGTTGTAACATCAGAACTTGATGAACTAACATTGTTATTGTTGTTAGTATTTGTTGAAACATTTGTTGAATTATTGGTATTTAAGTTGGTATTTTCTGAAGTTGCGTTGTTAGTTATCAATGAAGTGTTGTTAACATTTTGCGTCTGATTAATCGTGCTAGTTACAGTCGATGTATTTACATTCGTATTATTTGATGTCGAGGTGTTAGTTTGATTAATTGTCGTATTATTAGTATTCCAATTGGTATTGGTATTGGTATTTGTTGATTGACTAACATTGGTATTATTATTGTTATTGGTATTGGTATTGTTAGAAGTAACTGTAGAAGTAGTCGTAGTCGTATTTGTTATGTTGCTGTCCTCAGCTATAACAATAGAACTAACAACTGCTACTGATGCAAAAATAATTAAAAGGTCTCGTAAAGTTTGTCTCATTTCTCATTTCTCTTTACTCTCCTCTTGCTCTGATTTACACACGCCTTGACACTTATAGTCAACCGTTTTTTGTTCTAAAGGTACCTCTTTACAACATTTTTTTTCTTTAAGTATTATATCCATATGTAAATACCCCTTGCG